GCAGCGCGGCGAACAACGCGCACCAGATCAGGATGCACGTCCTGCAAGCGGGCGATAGACCGGGGGCCAAGGACAATGCTCATTGCGTAACGCCCATGCGTTTTCCGTACCGGAAGGTATAATACCACAGAAGGTCGATCACAACCCAGCCTTTCTGCGCTTATACGTCAGGAAGTCCGCGCCTTCCTGCACATCCTCGAACACGCTGACCGCCGGGGCAGTGCCGTTGCGCGGCGTGATGACCGTGACCACTGACTGCCCGCTGCGCTGTTCTGCAAACTGGCCCTTGAGTGCGTAGTCGTCGCTCTCCTTGTAACCCTTGGCGCGCACCAGCGTGTAGCGCCGCCCGCCGGCAAACTCGCCCTGGCCGGTGCCGAACGTGTGCCGGTGGAACGCGGCGTAGATGTCGGCGTGTTCGTCGATCATCGCCGCCCGCTTCAAGCCGTGCAACTCGTTGTACATTGAGTGGCCCTTGAAGTCGTGCCGCGCCCAGACGCGAGTGATACCGCCGCACGGCGACGCCAGTTGCAACTTGGCGTCCCAGTCGCGCATCAGGATGCGTTCGGTGTTCATGCCGTCGAAGATGCGTTTGCCGTAGTTCCACGTATCATGGTTGCCCAGAATCCACACCAGCCAGTTGACGCCTAGATGCTTCAGCGCCCACTCGACCAGTTCCCAGCCTTCTGATACCGTGGCGGATTGTTCGCCGTACAGGCGCTCCAGCCTACCCACCCAGTTGTTGATCGAATCACCGCCGTTGGCGCCGTACAGCCCTTCGGTTTCGGCGCAGATGCGCGCGTCACGCTCGAAGCCGACCAAGTCGCAGAACGGGTCGTCAAGGTGCGGATCGCCGAACCAGCAGATGGCGTATGGCCCTTTGATCGGTATCCGCACGGTCTGCCAGGCTTGCGCCTGCGCGTGTGCGATCCGCAGAGCGTTGCGCTTCTTCATCAGCGCCAGCCGCTCTGCAAACGGCAGATCGGCTGGCGGCAGCGGGTCTGCCTTGGGCGTGTCGAGCGACAAAACGGCGGCTGTCCGCGCCACATGACGGCGGCAGGCGTTTTGCACCGCCGCCCGGCTGACGTTCAGCCGAAGTGCTGCTGCGTTCTGACTGCCGAGATCGGCGGCTAACTCAGCAATTTTGGCGTCGCCCTCTGGGTCAACGTCGTACTGATTGACTGCCATGAATCACCCTACAAAGCAGTCTTTCAAACAGACCGCGGTGGTTAGCTAATCTTCATTACGATAGTGACCAGCAGCATGATGATCGTACCGGCCACGCCCACGCCGATGTTCTCCAAGCGTTTCAGCCGCGCACAGATGCCGTCATAACGCAAGGCACACACCTCCTCATGCGTGTTCAGCCGCGCTTCGGTCTGGTCGATGGTCGTCACGTCAGCGCCTCATCCTGTTGCGGCTTTCTTTTGCCGGCCCTTTGTTTTCCATAAGCGCGCCCGACACGGCAAAGCGGGGCGCAACGTCCAACAGTGACTGCGGTACTTGGCCAAACCCCAGATCAATTACATCATACGCCGGGCGCGTAGTGGACAAGCGCAACGCTTGCGAGGGGCTTGCCAACGCCGGCGCCAACTGCCGCATGGTGTTGGTGCGGAGTTTGTTTGCCAATGCTTGCTCTGCTTGCGCCGCAAACTGGCCGCCGCCGTACAAGCCGGGGATGCCGCCCAACATGCGCGCAATCCCTTGCACCATGTAGTTAGCCGTCCCCGGTGCCATCGCGTCTTCCGCCCGCGCCCGCGCACCGGCAGTCAAATTCAACCGTTCAGCGGCGTCAAGTTCTAAGCCTGATTGCGCGACTTCGCGTGTGGCGCCGATCTCACTAGACAACCTTTGCGCGGCAGCTTGCGGAGCTTCGCCGACACCACCAGTATATTCAAAATTAATGTCGGTACGCCCTGGCCCAAAATGTTCGCCTACAAAATCAGGATCGCCGCCCGACATAACTTTGTTAAGGCGCGCTGACGGCAAAGCCGCCAACTTGCGCCCAAAATCTTGCCGTTCAATTTTACGCATACTCTGCGAAAAGGTGTCCAGATAATCTCTCCACCCTCTTCCGCCGGCGGCTTCAATGGCGTCATCAATCAACGGTTGCGCTTCGCCGATCAGTTGCGACGTACCTAGGCGGATGGACTCTGGGTCGGAACCTTTCAGGGTGTTGGCGACAAACCGCCCCATCTCGCGGCGGGCCAAGTGCAAACCTGTGGCGTCGATAACACCACCAAATTGGGCCGCACGGCGCTCAAGCGCGTCAGCAAAAGCTGAGAAAACGCTTGCGCGTTCAGGGGCGACATTTGCGGCATCAAACGCTTGCTGGCGCAAGCGCGTTACGACATTTGAAATATCCAACGGCGCAAGCCCTTGCGCCCGCAGATTGGCCGCAATTTCAGCCGCAGACTGCGCTTCTTCGCCTGCCACTGCTGCCCGCCCCGCGGCTTCGCTACCAAACTGTTGGGTAGAAGAAACGCGGGCGCGTTGTTTATTTATGGCTTGAGGATCAAACGTATCCCCCAGATCGTCCATCTGACCAAGGATTAAACTTTCATCTTCAGACTTAGCATAAAGCCTACGCGCGCGGGCGGCTTCGTTGGCCGCAATCGCAGATTGTTCCGCAACTTTGCTTTCAGCAGGCAGAATTTGCGTGCGGCCCACATCCGCCTTACCCAACTCACCTACGCGCTGCGGTTCGGTCGCTACGCGGACTTGCTTCTTGGCTTCGCTGATGTTTTTAACCGCGCCGGTCTGGGTCTCGGCGCCCATCATCTGCTGGCGCATGGCGTTTTGTTGCGCCTTCCGTGCCAACGCTACCTTTTCAAGAGGCTTGCTGGCTTTGCCGCCGGACACGATACGGGTGGCCGCCGCCAGTTCCGGCGTCAGCAAACCGCGTTCTGCCAGAAACTCTGCGGTGTTTGCTTTCACGTCTTTTGACGCGGTTTCCAAGGCTTTCGTTATGTCTGACGATTTCTCAGCAATCAGGTTGCGGATAATCTGACCAGCCTGAACCTTGTCGAAGCGGCCAGACAGTTTATCAAACACATAACCCAGCCCGTGCTTACCTATGTTGGCCACAAGCGGAAATGCGCCGCCGACGACAGTTGCGTCGAAGGCATCTTGATCCGTCATTGCTGCGCCAGCAGCGCCGCCCCCCGCACCGCCTGCAACGCGCAGGGCCACACGCCCTTTTTTAGACGCGGCCACAGGAGCGCCCTTTGTAGCTGCCGCGCGCGACGGCGCCTTGACGCCAATCCCACCGGTCCTGACCGACTTGCCAAACTGTTCAATGACGCGGGCGACCGGCTTGGACGCAGGCGCAATCTTGGCAAGAGCGCGCCCGCCACTAGCCAACACACTGCCGCCCGTTGCAATCATCGGCGCTGTCGCGGCAATTTCACCGCCAATTTTACCCGCGAGGAAAGCATTGGGTCGTTGCTGCTGCGCCTGCGCGGCTGCCGCCGACAACTGCTGTTCAATCCGGTCACGTGTGCCTGCGCCGATACCGGCGGCGTCAATCAAACCCATCAGTGGGTCAAACCTTCGGGCAAACTCTGCCACGGGCTTCATGCCGCGCTCGAACCCAAGCACGCCTGCTTCGCCCCGCGACATGGTCGGCGGAAACTTGCGCCGCATGGCGGTACGCATAACTTCGCGTGAAGTGCCTTCCGGAAACGCGTATTGTTTGCCGTCCGGGCCTTCGATGACAATGTCGGGCATTACTCGAAATCCCCTGTAGCCGGGTTAAAACGAGGAATTTTTCCAGTAGGTGTTTTAGACGCGGGCGCTTCAGGACGCGCCTTGTACCTATCTGCAATCGGCGCCACGTCCAAACGCAGTTCAGGCGCGTCCTTGGCAACTTCGCGGTAGGCGTCACCGTAGGTTTTGATCGCAAGCTGCCGTGTGCGGTACAAAATGTCACGCAGGCGCTGCAATTCCTTTTCTTGGGCTTCTTCCGAACCTGTCTGGGTCAGCCGGTTCGACGCTGCCGCCGCGATGGCCAAGTCGCGGTCAGAGACGATACCCATCGGCGACGCGCCGGTTTCAGTCTGCTGACGACCTTTGATAAGTTCGTTAAGCACCTGGTTACTGACGATGGAATCGTAAAGCGCCTGCGCGTCAGCGCGGCGTTCGTTTTGAAGCATTTTTGGTATGCGCCCTTCGACCGCGCCAATAATCGACCTGCGGTTGGGGCTACGCAAAAACTCATCAATTGCCGCGATGCGGTCGTCCATATCGCTTATGACCGACTTCGCGTCCGACAACGCAAGCGGTTGGTCACCGCGCAGTTTCTCCAAACGCTTTGCGCGTTCTTCGCCGGCAACGATCTTTGGTTGCGTGACAACGCGCACACCTTGCGTACCACGTTCTTGAGCCCCTGCTTCACCAGCAACCCGCGGCAACGGCACGATAGCCGACCCAGGCATTGGCGACTGCATGGGCGACTTTGCGCGCAGCGGCGCGTAGGCGTTCGGGTTGTACTGGACTTGCTGCGCCATTGGCGCGCCGCCTTCTGAACGGTAGACGGCGCTTTGCATCCCGCCCGGCGCGACCTTAATGTTGTTCTGCGCGAGGAACGCATCAACGCGGGGGCCGGCTTGCGGGCCGCCCAACTGGCGAAGTTGTTCGACAACGTCAGTGCCGATTTGGCCCGTCCGCTTTGCTTCGTTCAGCGACGCCAGCAGCGCGGCCTGCGGGTCTGGGCCTTGCGGTTGCGCGCCAGTAGCCGAGATGGGCTGGAACATACCGCCGGCTGCGGGTGCGGGCGTCTGCGGCGCAGCCATTGGCTGCACATTAGCCGCAGGAGGCGTGGGTGCGGCAGGCGTAAGCGGGCGGCTAATGTCGGGGACCGGTGTTGCGTAGGTAGCGCCGGGGAAGCCTGAGATGTTAGCGCCCATGACGCGGGGGACTTCTTCGTCTGTAACAAACTCTTTAATGATGGCCTTGCCGTACCGCGCTTCAAACCGCTGATCCATAGTGGCCAGCATCCGCGTAAACCTGTCGGGGTCAAATTTGTCAACCGGCATTGCCTGTTGAATTGCCGCAGCAACTTTTGGGTCGTCTTGCCGATATGCTTCTAGCCATTGAGCGTAGGCAGGCGCGCCGCCTTCAGCGGCGACGCTGCCAAACGCGCGGTGTTTTTCGTAAATCTTACCGGGCAAATCAAGTTCAAACGTCTGCTTATCGCGTCCAGCCTTGGCTTCGTCCCGCGCCGCACTTGCCCTTTGAAGTTCCATTGACTGTTGCGCCACCGCCGTTTGGCGATCCAACGCTTGTTGCTGGCGCATCATGTTGATGAATTGCGCACCCTGCTGGATCGCAGGCGCCAAGAAGTTGCCTTGCGGTGCGCGGGCTTGAAGGGCGATTGCTTGGTTAGCCATTGTTCGTCCTTAATTAAGGGCCGACGCCGCGGTAAGCGTTTTTTGGGATAAGCGTCATGTTGTTAATCGGGCCGCCGAACACGCGGCTACCGAAGCCGCCGGGCGATTCCCGGTTGTAGTAGCCGACTTGCGCTTGGAGCAACGGGTATGACGCCGCCGCTTGGCCGATGCTGCTGAGTGCGCCGCCCAGCGCGTTGGCGCTGCCGACGTAACCAGACGCGCGGGCCTGCCCAACGCCCATAATGTTGCCTTGTTCATTCTGGCTCGACTGACCGACGTTGCCCGTCATGACGTTGGTCGCCGACTGCCCCGCGCCCATCAGCGACTGAAGCGGGTTCAGACGCGCGTTGCGCTCAATCTGGTAGCGGTTGAAAGCGTTGCCATACTCTTGGCTGGCCGATTCCTGCCCGAACCGCTGAATGCCCTTCAGCGTGGGGCCTGACTGCAATAGGCCGCGGGCTGCGGCTGATCGCTCCAGCGCCTTCATGCCCTCCGCTTGGCGAAAGGCGTAGCCTGGGTCTTGCTCAAACTGCTCCATGCCAAACGGTTTGGCCAGACTGCCGTAGCCTTCCGCCGACGCATCGCCGCCGATTCCCAGCAACTGCATGATCTGCTCTTGCGCGGTAAGGCCAGCTTGGCGGAACGGCTCTTGCAGCTCAATTTGACGCTCCAACGCCCGTTCGTTTGCGGCCTGCGCTTCGCGCGCGGCCTGCGCTTGGACGTTGGCAGCCTTTTTGGCGCCGCCGGCTGCGATCAGACCACCGCCTATGGTGGCTGTTGCACCAATGACTGCTGCTGCTACGGCTGACATTTCACTTATCTCCTACCGACAGCGATAGCGCCTGTCTGTAATCCACGGTTATCTCCGCGCCGACACTACTACCTTTGCAGCCAGAAATCGACTGGCTTGAGAACAAAAAAATATCGCCGTTGTCGCTTTTGATCATGACCGCGTTTGGCGTTTTTGAGTGGTTGGTAAACCGACCGGCGGGAGTGCGTTTGCCGCCGAGCCTAGCCGGGGCGATCAACTCATGCGCGGCGATGTCGCCAGTGGCGAACACACCCTTGCCGTGGATCAGCGACGGCGCCACCATCATCTTGTAGCCGCCGTGCGGCAGCGGAATCTGGTCGCTCTCATCCGCCGATATGGCCCAGACCGTGTCGGCGTCGAAGCCAAACTCAGCAATTGCTGCGGAGAAGTCGTCCTGATCTGTATGAGTGTCATACGACAAAAGCAGATCGTTGGCTTTTTGGGCTTCCTCAAAGGCGATGCTTTTGTCCAAAAGTTGCGCTTCCAGCGTTTCCACATCTGTCTCGTCGGTGGCGTACACGTTCTGCCAGCGCACCGTCTCATGGATGTAGGCGATCTTGCGTCCGGCGCCGCTTACAAACGTCTGGGGCGCGGTCAGTTCGGTGTGGCCGCCGTCTTGGCCGATCAGCGTGATGCGGCCTTCCAGCATAATGTTGATGTGCGGGGTCTTGTGCCGATGCCCGATGACATACGCCCCGGTTGGCAACACAACTTCGCGGATGTAAACGCCTGGGCCAAAGTGGTGATGAACTGGGCAGTCAGCCTGTTCATGCTGAAGAAAAGCCGTCTCCAACTTCTCCACGTCCGCTTCCGTAAACGGCGCGGTCGGCACAAGATCATCAACGCGCGTCAACATCAGCTAATCTCACGTCCTGACGCGCGGATGTTGATCGTCAGCGGCGCGGACGCCAACGTCGAGATGAACCCGTTCGGGTTCAGGACGTGGCCCACCAGTTCCGGGAACGTGTAGGTTTCGGACGGCTGGAGCGTCTTGGTCTTCACGATAAGGTTCTGTGTGCCAGAGGTGTCGGCTGCCGTCACCAGGTTGACGCTGATCGACGCAGCGGACGCGCCGTAGTTGGTGGCCGTGAACTTGTCGATGATCGTCGTCACGTTGGTCGCAGTGTACTGCGTGGACTGCGTATCTTCGGCGACCTTGGCCGGGATCAGGGCTTTGGCGGTAACAGACATGGCCTATCCTTATACTGCTTCGGCGGCTAGTTCGATGTCAGCCGCCGCCAAAATGGTGGTGGTGCCGATACGCCGGATACCAACATTCAGCGTTGCGTACTGAAGTGTGGTGGTGCTGACCAGCCAATTGCGTGTCGATGTCAGCGCCAGCCAAGTGTCGGTGGCTGAACTGCCGCCGCTCAACGACCCTGACACCAGGCTGGCGTACACTTCGTAGTTGGCCGCCTGCGACGCCGGGACGCACCAAGCGTACAACAGTGTGGCGCCGCCGCCGTTGACGATCTGAAACGCATTGCCGCTGCTGTTAAGCTGATACTGCGCCGACGCGGTAAGCCCGATGTTGATGCCTGTGATCGTCGCAGGGTCAACCGTGATGGTCACAGCAGACGCGGCCCCACCCGACGTACCCAGCAAGGACAGCACCGCGCCGCTCATCAGGACAGCCCCGCGCCAGTGATGGCCCACACGGTCGTGTCCACCTTGACGCACGTCGCCAGACCGTAGTTGGCCAGTGTCCGCGTGCCGGTGTTGGTCGTGCCAGCCTGCCGCAACGTGTCGGTCGTGATGGCGATGCTCTGGCTGCTGCCGCTGTTGTTGTAGATGACAACCGTCGCGCCAATCGGGAACGCCGCCGCGCTGTTGGCCGGGATCGTGACACCGCCGGTGGTGATTGAGATGTGCTTGCCGTTGTCGGTCAACGCCAGTTGGTAGGCTGACGTTTGGGCGTTCTGCGGTGCGCCGCGGTAGCCGATGCTGGTAGCGCCGATGTCGCCGGTGGCCACAAGCACCACGTCTTGATCCAGCGCCGTGATGTCGTCGTTAGCGCCTGACTTGGCCGCGCCGAGGGCGGTGCGCGCGTTGGCAGCCGTGGTCGAACCCGTGCCGCCGTTGACGACCGCGACCACGCCAGTGACGTTGGACGCCGTGCCGGTGGTGTTGCCGTTGAACGTCACACCCGACCCGATGGTGCCGCCGGTGATGGCCACCGCGTCGGCGTTCTGGAACGCCAGCGACCCAATCGTGACGATGTTGTCCACCGTCCAAATCGTAGCGTTAGCCGAATCGGTCAGCACGACCTTGTACGATGTGCCGTTGCTGTACCAGATGTTGGCTTCGCCGCGGGAGTCCAAGATCACCGGGTTGGTGTTGGCCACATTGCCAGTGCTGGTGGTATAGGTCGCCACCGGTGTGGTTGTGCCGGCGGCGTAGGTGTAGACCTTACCGCCGACCAGCGGCGCGCCGGAAGCGTCCAGAAACTGCGCTTTGGGTGAAGGGGAAAGGACGGCCATTTAGTAGCTCCCATCTGAGCTGATGTTGTTGGTCACGGTAAGGATGATCGAAGGAACAGACGGATGAACGGCAGACGCAGCATCTGCCAGAAGGATAACCGATGTGTCGTCCACTTCCCACATCAATTCAATATAATCCCCTGCGTTCAACTCAATTATGTAATTCCACGCCGCAAGAATTTCGGCGTTGTTGCCTTGTATGCGGATTTGGCCGGCGCTGTCCGGCACGTTTACGCCGTTCTTACGCAGCCAAACCCAGACCAACCCGACGCCGCCAGACGTTTTATCAACTTGCGCGGAGAATTGCACGTTATATACGTTCAGCGTATCAACGTAGATACGCGACGTAGGTGTGCCGCGGGTGACGCCAACCGACAGATCAACCGTGTTGAACGTCATGGCGTATGCGGTGTTGATAGCCGCCGCCGTCTGCGTGGTGGTGTCGTAGAACGAACCGTAGCGATGGCGAACCAACTGCGGCGTGTACGGCGGCGACACGGACAGGTTCTGGATTTCGGTCTGCAACACAGCCGCCAGCGACGCAGCGTCGCTGTCAGGGCCGATCTGCAAGTCTTGCAGCGTGAAGTCGTTCTGGCCGCTGCCGGTCAACTGAAACAGGCTTTGGAAAAACCTGAACCACTCACGGCTGACCAACCCTGTGTTCGGGTCAACCAACTGCACACGCGGCGGCGTGATGTTGGTGATGTTGACGGCGTTAGGCATTGGTGCCGCTCAACATCAGTTCGGCGTCAATGATAACCAGCTTGACCGGGTCAGTGCCAGACACCTCGTACACGCGGTCGCGCAGTTTCATCGTCATGCCCAGGCGGCGCCAGATGGCGCGCTGGCCGTAGCCGCCAATCCTGCCGATGGATGTCCAATGCTCGTTCGACCATGTGTGGCCGCCGTCGTCCGACCAGCGCAGCATAACTTGCGGGTCTGCGCCCTGCGTAGTTCCAGCTAAAACTTCAATGTATTCATCGGATTCGGTGATGAGAAAGTCGCCATCCTCAAGCAGCAAGACTTGCGAGTTGATGTCTTGCGGGGTCACCACGGAAATTTCAATATAGTTGCCTGATTCGGTGATAAGGAAGTTGCCGTTTTCGGTCAGCAGCAAACCAAAAACATCAGGCGAGGCGGTTCCTGACAAGCCCACGCCAGACTCAAACACGATCTGAAGGTTGTGCTGCGCCGTGCGCTTCAGGTTGTTTTGGCCGGTCGGCAACGCCCGCCACGACCGCAGCCACTTCTGCGGCGTGCCGTTGTCGGCGTAGGTCGTCAGGTCAAAGGTGTAGATGTTGGCGTTCAAATGATCGCCGATGACGATGTTGCCAAGGAAGTTGCATTGGCTGTTGCCGCGGTGACGCGAGAACACGCCTTCGTTGAAATAAGCCCGCTCATGCCAAGCCCCGGTGGCGACATCCAGCACCCACGTCGTGTTGGCAGATGGGAAGTTCAGGACGTAGAAGGCGTGGCCGTCCTGCTGGTAGGTGTACGCCACCGCGTCGGACATATTGAGGTATTGCTGGATTTGCCACTCGACCGCGTGCGTGGACACGCGCTGGCCAACGTAGCCGGTCGCCCGGTAGACGATGCCTTGGCCGCGGGCGTCGGTTCCCAACCAGAACACACCGTTGTCCAGCTTGGCGATGGAATATGGCGCGACGCAGCCGATCTCGTTAAACGCACCTTGGATGCGTGCCAGCGGAAAGTCCGCCGTGCCAGCGTTGTACCAGACTTCGGTGCTGTCGGTGCCGAACACCCACACTTCGCGGTGATCGACGATTAGGCCGACGATGCCGTCTGGCGATCCTTCGGCGCTGACGAAATCCAGCGGGTCGATCTGCGTGCCGTCCAGCAGGCTGGTGACGTACAGCCGCTGGCTGTTGGGCGGGTTGAACACGAAGTAGCCGTCGAGATACCCGACTGTCACCGCGCCTGGGAAGTCAGGATCGGTGACTTGCACAAACGTGTTGGTGGATTCGGTGTAGACGAAGGCGTCCGGGTTGCACGCGAAGATGATCTGGTCGCCGTTGTCGGCGATGGACACCGGCCCGGTGCCATTGACTGTCCCCAGCAACACCGGCGTGCCGGTCAGCGACGACAGTTTGTAGACCTCGTTGCCCGACACGACAAAGAAGTCAGAGCCTTGCGTCTGGTGCGCCCACAGCCCGCGGATCGGCCCGGTGCCAACGGCTTGCTGTAGCTTCAGCCCAGGCGCGCGGTTGAGAAACGCAGGCATCTGCCCACCCTCAGGCACAACCTCTGGAAAAAGGTTGACCATGCGCGCGTCCGCAGCGTTGATGCTGCGGGCGACATAGCTTGAGCCGAGGATGGGGCTTTTCATTTTACCTTTTCGCGCACGTATTCAGCGAACGCAGGGTCTTCGCGCATGTGCGCTTGGAACTCAGCTTCGGACATCTGGCCGCTCTGGTAGCAGGCGAAAAGGGCTTCATAGGGGTTCATCGCCACTCTCTTTTTGAGCCTGCACTTGGCGGCCAATTTTGGCGATTACCCCGGCAACCACCTCGTAAGGCATCTTTGCCAGCGCCGCGCCGATTACGGCCAATTCGCCTTCTTCAACTTCAAGTTTATACATTAGTTTGGCACCCTCAAAACACGAAAACCAGCGCCGCCGCTATCGGCAGCGCCAACGGAAACGCGCGACACCGCAGCGCCGGCTACGGAAAGCTGCAAGTTTGTTTCTGCCGCCGTCGTGTTGTAATCCACGTCAAAAAGAACAAGGCTGTTCGCCGCATTTACGGCTCGGATATACGAACCGCCTGGCCCGGAGTCGGTGAACCGCTGCAACGACAGCACGTAATCGCCGTTTGCAATCCCTTTAATGCCGACGCCAGACAAGCCCTTCAACGAAGGTTCGTTGATTGCAATTTCGCCGCGCTTCAACCAACCCGCCAGCACTTGCGAATTGGCAGCATTGGTCACGCGGATGAGATCGCCGCTCGGCCCCGTATCGCTGAAAGGCGTCACCCGAATTACCGGGTCTAACCCGGCAGTTTGAACAAAAGCCGTTGTAAAATCCGACCAAAAACCCGTCGCAACGCCGCAATTTGAAAACTCAATCCCCCGCGTGAGAACGTCCTTAACATGAATGCCCCGCAGCCATTCATTGTTAGAAAACGTGCCGTTGCGCGCAATTGTAATTGCGCTAGTACCGCGATTGCCCGCGCCGTTGACGACAAGCAGGCCATAATACGCATCGGACAGCCCAGGATTGACGCCCGAATAGTTGTTCATGTCAATTTCGTAACCAATGGTCGGCCCACCAAGGTTATAGACCGACGTGATGGAGTTCATTGCCCACACACCATCGGTCGAACCCGCGCCGCGCTGCGTTTCAAAATAACCCGCAACAACGTGATTGAACCCTGGGGCAGTGCCAACTTCCGTCCTGTTGCCGGTAAACGCTTTTGATTGAAAAATAAAATTGACACCGGACGCAGGCGGTATTTGCGACCAGATTGAAAAGCCGCCTTTTGCGCCGGTTTGATCACCGATGGATTGCCCCGGCGCTGAAGATGGATAGCCCAACCCCCAATACTTTTTAACCAGTGGATCAGTCGTTACTGGTAGCTCGTCGCCGCTGCCGAGAAAAAACCAATTTGCTGGGTTAGAGTTTATGGCGCTTTCAACAAGGTTAAAATCTTCGCCAGTTGGAAATTCGTTTAATTTGGCTTGCACCGTGCGCTGCACCGCACCAGTACCAGACTGCAAGAAGCCGATGGTGTTCACCGGCGCTTGCTTGGTAACGCCGCCCTGCACGACCGGCATTATAACCGCGCTGTCCAGCGGTGAGGTTGCCAGCGGCAATTGAGAGATTTTGTCATTAGCCATTGTTATCGTACCTTTTCACGCACGTAGTCAGCGAACGCAGGGTCGTCACGCATGTGCGCTTGGAACTCAGCTTCGGACATCTGGCCGCTCTGGTAGCAGGCGAAAAGGGCTTCATAGGGGTTCATGTCGTGCTATCCGTAATAAGACCTAGATTAGCTAGAGCGGTGAGTAGCGAGGCCAGCGCGGCGTTGCCACCCCTTGATCCTGCCACGGTCGGCTTGCCAACGGGGAAAGCATTAAAAAAGCCAATGTTGTTGCCGAGTAGCTGGATAAGGCCGCCAGTTGACCCCGGCGTTTTGAGCGCGAACAAGGTTGAAGAAGCAACGCCGCCGATGATACCGAAATTGCCGCTGCCGTCAACTTGCATAGACAAGCCTTGCGTCGTAACTCCGCTGCCGTTGACATAGTTCATAATGAAAGGTTGCGACGCCGAGCTATTAGCGTCCGCAACCGAACCAAGTTCAATTCCGTTGATCGCCGCTGCGTTGACTGAACGAAAGGCGTAGGTAAACCGCTTTTTCGGGCTTTCAAAAACGCCAATTGCCTGCACGTTGACGGCAACGCTTAATGACGGCTCAACCGTTGAACCGCCGACAATATCAAGGCCGAGCGCCGTGGTAGTGATGTTTGAAATGTTGAGGTTAAGTTCATAACCCCACACGTTCGAGCCACCCAGCCCGTTGTCAATTGTGCGGGTGTTTAAGCCCCACACCAGCGCGCTTGCCGCGTTACGATCTGCCTGCCCATAGAGCGCCACCGCGCCCACCGAAGCCGTGTTGGCATTTTTTACGTAGCCGGCAACGCCGTTAGCATGAAAAAACGCCGACGCCGTTGCCGGCACACTAACCGAACCACTTAAGGCAGTCGGCGTGCTATTCCCGCTGAACGAACGTGGCCCGTATCCGCTTAGGTCAACTGCAAAACCTTCAAAACTGTTGCCAGACGCCGAACCTGTCCAGCCGGTCAACCCCGCGGGGTTGTAAGCTGTGCGGATCGTCGTACCTTGAAAATCGGTTGTGCCGGTGCCGCTATTGACGACGGCGGCGCCTGCGTCAAAACTTAATGCTTTTGTAAATGGAAGCGTGATCGCCGTTGACGGGTTGCTGTAACTGCCTGACGGCAGATCAACAGAATTGTTGGCAAGAATACTGGCCGCAATTGCGGCCCCATCGGGGGTTGTACCGTCACCGGTCGCGCCGTAATCTTTTACGCTGACAACATCTTGCATCTTGGCCTGCGCCGTGCGGAGAACGGCGCTGGTGCCAGACTGCAAGAAGCCGATGGTGGTCATTCCGGCGCGTTTGGTGACGCCGCCCTGCACGACCGGCATCTCGACTGCGCTGTCCAGCGGCGAGGTTGCCAACGGCAGTTGAGAGATTTTGACGTTAGCCATCGTCAGTAGTTCCCTGCGAAAATGTTGAACCGCTGACGGGTCGCCACGATGCTGTACGGCATGGACATGATGTCGTCAGGGTTGTTGATGCGCTTGAGGTTGCGCTTGCTGGTCATGGCGATCCGCTGCACCTGGGGCGACGGTTCGACGCCAAACTCTGGCGCCATCTCGCAAGCCAGATTGTAGCGGAACGCACGCAGATAGCCTGGTGGGAACGTCAGTTCGGTGGCCAGCAGCGCGGGCTTGGTCAGTTCTTCGACAGAGATGAAGTGCCATTCCAACTCGCGGGTGGGCCGTGGGTAGATGTACATCTCAATGTCGGGGAACGTGTTGTTGACGAAGATCACTTGCGGGAACGTCGAGGTCACGGTCTTGACCGCAATCCCGTTGTACTGCTGCTGGTTGATGAATTTGATGCCGTAGCTAATGCCGGTGCTGGCGTCGCGGAAGTAGGTGCTGTCGTCCAGCAACACCGGGCGGTTGCCGACGAAGTCGCCGGTCGGCCCCAGCGTGCGCGACAACAGGCCCGCGGGCCATGTGAACACCTGATCCTGCGTGGCAAAGACCGACAGCCGCTCTGTGTTCCAGCTATCAATCATCTGGTTCATGGCGGCCAGCGCGTCTTGCGACGTTTCGGCTGACGGCACTTCGCCTTCGGCCAGGACACCCAAAAGCCGCAGTGACCCGTTGATGATGTCGCCGGCGCTCGTCATTGGTCAGTCTTCCTGCTTTGCGCGGGGGCGTCCGCGCCGCTTTGGTGCCGCCATCTCGTTGACGATCTCATCCTCGTCATCGTCCGTCACCACAGATGACGTGACCACATCATAGCGTTCCCAGCCGTCAAATGCATCCAAAATCGCTTCCTCGTTGGAGATCGCAACCTTGGCGCCGTGCGCCGGGTGAACCATATAAATGACGGTCATAGAAACTCCGTAAAATGGACGGCCCGAAGGCCGCCCACTGTTACGCGATCAGGGCAAGCGCCTGAAGGCGGCTTTCCAACTGAGCAACGCGGGTCTGAAGGTTGATAATAACCGACAAAACCGTCTGCGCTTCGTTGGAGTTTACAAACCCAAAACCGGGGTTAACAAGGTCTTGGACAGCAAAGTCCGCGGTGCCGGGCGCCGACGCCGTGACTGTGGTAAGCTGCGCGGTAAGAGCCGCGCCCTTGGCCGTGTAGACCGGATTAGCGATGGTGGCGCCGTCGAGGTATTGATCCTCATAAGCAACACCGATAGATTTGGTATTCGGCATTGTCTGTCTCCTGAAAAGGTAGCCCCGACCCGAAGGCCGGGGCTAACCCATTAATTGACGCGGTACAGCGTCCAAGCGCCGGCGGCAGACTTGCGGGCGACCATGGTAGCGCCGGTCGTGACCGGAACGGTCATGGTCAGCGAACCCGTCACCGTCCAGCCGGTGCCGGCAGCGATAATCGCGGTGCCGGACGACGTGCCGAGGTTGACCACACGGAACTCAAACGCCGTGCCAACCTTATCCGAGTTGGACAGGGTAGCTTCCAGCAGCGCCACGGTCGGCAGCGTGTAGGTCTGCGCCGTGGTGGCACCGCTGCCAACCAGCAGAATGCCGTTCAGCACTTGGGCCGCAGTCAGGGTCGCGGTCGAAGCAACCGAGAGCGGAAGCGGGATTGCGTCGATAAGCGGTTCGTCCAGGTTGCCGTCGCCGACCTGATAACCACCGCCGCCATTGGGGAGAGCCATTGTAGAATCCTTTCAAAGAAGTTGGCCCCCGGCGAACCGGGGGCCGGTTTCAGGTTAGCCCCAGATGCGGCAAGCCATCTGCGGACGGATCGTGCTGTAGCCATACAGAACGTCGATGCGGCAA